CGCGTCAATGTAATCCAGCACAGCGTTAAGTCTGGTTGTTTCTGCCTGTGTCAGTTTACGTCCGGCCTGCAATTTCAGTTGAATCAGACTGATGGAAGCCATTGCAGTATCAATCAGCGACTGGCGCTGTGCTTCTGCTGCATCTACTGCGGCGCTGCGCTGTGCCCCGGTATCCGTCACCCATTTCTCACCATCCCATTTATCGTATGACGTTAACGGAGCGAGAGTGGTTGTATTTTCAGGATAATCTCCCGGTACTGTAATTTCTTTTGCTTCTCCTGTTTCAGTGTTATAGACCGTTTCACCGCGATGGTCTGGCACATACTCCCATGAGTTTAAATCTGCTGAACGGCAGATAGCATAACCAGCTTTATGTGTGCCAGGTGCATCTAAACAGGAATACGCCGGAATACCAACACCTACAGCAAGAAATTCGGTTGATGCAGAAATATATTCCCTTGTCTCACTGTTATAGTTGTAAACGATAATGTTTCCTTCCTGTACGGCAATAAGCTCATTGTTTAATATCGCGTTATTCATCATGCAGCTCTCACAATATAGTTAAATGCAATATTTCGCGGGCGTGTTTCACTACCGCCGGGAATCTTAAAGGCATTAAATACTCCGCCGCCCGACTGACTTATTCCATCTGTATACAGCCCGCCTCCTGCACTGTCGCTGATTGCAAATGTTTTTGATGGTGAACTGTTTGAGGCCGGTCCCCAGTATTTCAATTCGAGCTTTCTAACCTCATCTCTCTGAATACTCAATAAAGCACGTCCGGCATCAATAGCACGCCCATCATCCCAGCCACGAATAAATTCACCGCGTAAATCAGGCAGTTTTCCTGACGGGTACGCTGTGGCTAGTTTGGGATACTTCAGCTTATCAAAGGCAGCACCATTGCATTTTAGCCAGCCCTCTGGAGGTGTGGCTGAAGGCCACGGAACTGTTACACCAACAGGCAACGCAGAACCTTCCCCCAAACCAACGTTTTTAACTTCGAAAACAGAGCTATCTAATAGCATTTTTACTAACAGAAACAGGATGCTTTTTATGCAAATTGGCTATATTCGCGTATCAACAAATGACCAGAACACGGATTTGCAACGCAATGCGCTCAATAGCGCAGGATGTGAACTGATTTTTGAAGATAAAATCAGCGGAACAAAATCAGCCAGACCGGGATTGAAAAAACTGCTCAGAACGTTATCAGCGGGGGATACGCTCGTTGTCTGGAAACTGGACAGGCTGGGCAGAAGCATGAAACACCTGATCACACTGATTGAGGAATTGCGGAAAAAAGGTGTCAATTTTCGTAGTCTGACGGATTCAATTGATACCAGCACCCCAATGGGACGATTTTTCTTCCACGTGATGGGCGCCCTGGCTGAAATGGAACGTGAATTAATTGTAGAGCGTACACTGGCCGGACTGGCAGCAGCCCGCGCACAGGGGCGAATTGGTGGGCGTCGCCCGAAACTGACAAAAGAGCAACATGAGCAAATAGCGAGGCTGATTAAAAACGGCCACGACAGAAAACAGCTGGCCATAATTTACGACATCGGTATATCGACGATTTATCGTTATCACCCTGTAGGTGACACGCAACCCGGAGGAATAATTGAGAATACTCAGGAAACAAAAAACCGCTAATCTGAACATTAGCGGTTTTTACGTTAAATCAGAACACCCCTTTAACTGAGCTGACCACATTGTTAAGGGATGATGTCACCTTATCTTTAAGACCGGACAGCATATCACTGAACGATGAGGATTGCAGGCGCTCCCGCAAATCCTCATCACAGCGTTCAAGGGTCAGGGAAAACTCTATCTTTTTCGCTTTCCCGTAGCGATCCAGTTCAGAGCGGGTCGTGCTCGTTTCAGTCAGAACATACATGCCGTAAATCTGCCCGACGCCATCAATCAGAGGCCACGGGCGTCCCGCATACGCCTGCGTGGTCAGCAGCGACAGCGACACTTCGCCGCCTGTAATCTCAGGATAAAGCACGCCAGAAAGAACGATGCGATCATCACCTGCACCGATATACTGCCAGCTTGCTGAACGGTTAACGCGCTCGTTTTTCACATGTCGCCAGCTTTTGTTTTGCTGTAACTGCTGATGCGGCAATGTGCGCAATTCAAAAACAAACATGCCGTAGATCATCATCATGGCACGACTCCTTACTCTTTATCATAAAAGCTTCCACGCCCGGCACGGGTACGCCGCTCCAGTTCTGCCCTGACCATTTCGCCGACCAGTTTCGCCAGTTCGCGGGGATTCTGCGTAACAACGTTATGCAGATGGACATGAATTTCACCACCAAATCCGGGGGTCGCAGCCTCCCGGCTGCGGGAAGATGCGGAAACGGGCGCAACTGGCGCACGTGCGGCCTCCACGACCGGACGGGAGCTTGCTGCAACAACAGGGGGCAGCGCCGGAGATAACGGAGCCGGGGGCGCGGGAGTGATATTGATTGCAGGAAGAGCCTTGTTGCTCTGCGCAACCTTTCGCTCCTGCCACTCCCCACGAACAGCAAGCGCACGGGGCAGGTTCTTAAAGACAATATCACCGGGGCCGATACGCTTTTTCGTCTCATCAACCAGCCTGCCTGTGTTATCTGCAATTTTGCTGAGCCTGCGCAGCGTGCCAGTGTTGTTGTCCGTGAGCGGCTTGTTGTCTTTAGGCTTATCGCCTCCGGTCCCTGTTTCCGCAGATTTCGGCGGATTGATTTTTGCCAGGTCCCCCTGAAGTAAAGCAACCTTGTCCTGAAGAATGGCCGCACGCTGCGCGTCTTCGATTTTCTTTCTCGCCCTTTCCGCTTCATCTGGAAGGACGCCAAGTTTTTCCAGTATCCATGCCAGCGTATCCAGCAGCATTTTTGCAGGCGTCAGGACAAGCTGTAACGCACCGCCAAGAACGTTGCCGAACACCTCGCCAGCACTGGTGCATTTATCCAGCGTTTCCTTGCTGGATTCCATCGGTGACAGCAGCGATGTAAACCAGTTAAAGACCTGAATCACGCCATCACGAACCAGTTCGAAAACAGGGCCAAACCGTTCAAAGGTTTCGCGTAACGGGGCCAGCCGCTCCATAATCCCGCTGAACACCCCGGCAAAAAATGCCCTGATTGGGTCCCAGTATTTCCAGATGAGAACGGCAGCTCCGGCAAGCGCAGCTACGATAAGACCGACCGGGCTGAACAACGCCCCGATAGCGCCTCCCAGTAAAGAGACGGAACCCGCCACCATTCCCCACAGCGCTGGCAGGACCCTGACAGCATTCATTGATCCGGTCAGGAGGGAAAAACCAAGACGCAGTTTTGCCAGCGGGCCAGCAAGCACCCCAAGAGCCAGTGACAACGAGCCAACCGTTGCAGTCATTGCCAGCAGCGCACCGCCTGCAATCAGTAGCTGGCGCGTCAGTGCCGGATGGGCCTGCGCCAGCTCCGTCACCTTTGAGACCACCCGAGTGAGCCACTGCGTGACAGAGCGCAGCGGACCGTCAATCAGATCCGCAATGCGGATACGCAGCCCCTCCCATGCACTGCCGAGTGATTTCAGGTCGCCATCAAGGTTATTGGCCATAACCTTTGCCGTGCGTTCAGCCTCACCGCGTGCGCCTTCAAGTTCTTTTCTCAGTTTGGGCAGAGAACCGTCACCTGCCGCATCAACGAGAGCCATAAATGACGTGAAGGCCTCTTCTCCGGCTATGTCCTTAAAGAACGATACCCGGTCAACTTCCCCGTATTTGCGGGTGGCTTTATAAAGGTCGGCCAGCACATCCTCCATCGGGCGCATTTTGCCGTTCGCATCAGAGACAGCCACACCAAGCTCTTTCAGCGCCTCAGCTGCCGCCTTTGGCGGTGATGCCAGACGAGCAAGGCTGGCACGCATTGCCGTCCCGGCATCACTCCCTCTGATACCCATATTCGCCAGCACGCCCGCCATCGCTGCGGCCTGCTCCAGCGATATTCCCAGCTTACCCGCCACCGGACCTGCATATTTCATGGTTTCGCCCAGCGCGCGAAGGTCGGTGTTAGTACGGGTAAACGCCGCAGTAAGTGTGTCGCCGACCCGGTCCATCTGGTCAGCAGAGAGGCCGAACTGCGTCAGGATATTTGAGCCAATATCCGCCGTCTCGCCAAGGTCCATACCGCCAGCCGTTGCCATGCTCAGCACGCCGGGAAGCGCAGCCTGAATGGCTTCTGGTGTGAAGCCAGCCATAGCAAGAAATGCCTGCCCACTGGCGGCATCACTCGCAGTAAACTGCGTTTCAGAGCCGAGCTTTAGCGCCTGCTCACGCAGCGCCTTAAACTGCGGGCTGTTCTGGTCAATTCGCGTCAGCGCCTGCACACGGGACATCTCTTTCCCGAATCCGATAGCGGGCTGCAAAAAACGCCCGGCAGCATAGCCGCCAGCCGCTGCCGCACCAGTTGCCAGCGCACCACCCGTTTTCAGTTTTCCCGCTGTTTCCTGCGCGCGTGAATACTGCTCACGCGCCCGCGTTACACGCGCAAGCGCCTGTCGTTCGCGTTCAAGCTGGTTGTTGTACTGTTCGGTGCGTCTGATGGCCTGCTGGATGGTGTTATCGCTGCCTGTCAGGGAAATACCGTGGCGTTTAAGCTCTCCGCCAAGCTCCCGCATTTTCTGAATTTCCCGTGTGCGCGATTCATTCAGGCGTTCAAGCCGGGTGCTTAACTGCTGCATCAGCTTTTGTTGTTTTTCGCTGAGCACCGTACCCGTGCGTTGTAACTGATGAAGGGCGTTAAGCTGGCGTCGTGCTTTCACGATGCCAGCATCCGCTTTACTGACAGCATCGCGGGCGCGCTCAAATGAACGCGCCTGACGCTCGAGATTTTTGATCGCCCCCTGCGTTCGCTGGATGGAGTCACCAAGCTGTCCCATCAGGCGGCGGGCGTTTTCGGCTGGCCGGGTCAGCCTGTCAACAGCACTGAAGGCGACCCGAATGTCAAGAGTCTTCATCGTCTGCATTCCCACTGCGAAGTGCCGCCCGCTCACGCCAGCTAACCACTTCGCCGGGCGTCATCATGAAGATTTCGGCGGGCGACCAGTTAAAAATAACGGCAATATCTGCCACAAAGTCTTCTATGTGCTCAAAGCACACAACCGTGATCAGGCTTCCGTCGCCTGTTCGTTCTTCCCGCCAGAGTCCGCACCGCTCAAAAAATTTACGGCAACCACACATAACTGAATAAAGTCACGGGATGCCATTTTTTTGATCGTCACTTCATCCAGTCGCGGTGATGTCACGCGTGACAACAGCGTAAACATGGATTCCGCTTTCAGATTCAGCACATCAGACAGCGACAGACCACGCAGGGATCCAGCCTGCTCAATAGCCCCGGTAATCTCCACATACGTGATTTTTTCGTCGCCTCGCTCAATTGGCTGGGTAAGTTTTACGCCGCGCTCGCCGGTTTCTTTCGCAGTATCAGCAACCACCACAGCGTTTTCAGTATTGGTATTTTTCGTCTCTTTCATCAGAAAACTCCTTTCAGTCAGAGGCGACGCACTGCGCCGCCTGCATATTACTTATCAGCCGAGCCCGAGCGCGGAGCGGATGCGGTCGGGTACAATGTCCTTGCCATCCTTCCGGTAGATGTGGTTCACCAGGTCAATTTCCCACACCGGACGATCGTTAATACTCAGCTTGTAGTAGGTGTTTTTGACAGCGTAAGTGTGTGACGTGGCTTCGCCCTGTTTGGCCTCCCCCATATCAATTTCCGTCACACGCCCGCGCATCTCGATTTCATACAGGTCGCTTTCTGCATCGGTGTAGTATTCACCCGCAAAACGCAGCAGCGTGCCGTCCATTGTTCCGCCATATTTAAGGAACAGCGCACGAACGGCGCCACCCATGACAAAACTCGCATCAAGCGCGGAATCGTCCAGGCCGAGGTCGATACTCACCGCCCCCATCATGCCACCACCACGATAGCTGTCGGTTTTACGCGTCAGTTTAGGCGGGGTGACAGACGTCACCTTACCCACTTCATTTTCACCATCCACAAACAGCGTAAAAAAACGAAGATGTTTTGGTACGGCCATTAAGCACCTCCAAGCACTGCAAATGCAGGACCAAAGAACTCATCAGTGAACGCCTGGTAAAGCTCCATATCTTCCAGCGGAGGAACGGGCGTATATTTATAGCGAATACGCACGCGCCCCTGTCGTAATTCTGTGGTGCTGTTATCCACGATGTCATACCAGCACGATGCGCCAATCAGTTTCCCGGCAGTAACCAGCGAATCCAGTTTTGCCCTGATGGCACTGATGACGTCCTTCACGTTCGCGGGCGTTAGTGGACTGTCGATGGTTTCAAACTGCGCTTCCGCAATTGAATCAGCCAGCACCTGTGCGGTTCGGGTATACACCTCAAAGATGTAGGCGTTCGTTTCCGGTGTGCGGTTGCCCCAGAAGCGGAACCCGTTGCGGCGAATGATGGTTGTGATTTCTTTGTTGTTGAGGCTGTTGGCATCGCTGTCATCAGCCTGCAACGACCAGAACACATGCCTGGACATCCCCAGCACATTTTTAACCGGAACGTTGGACAGCGATTTGTGCCAGCCCTGTTCATGGTCAATGTACGCACGAAGGCCGCACGCATAGGCTGGCGCGGGGAAAACCTCATTCTCGCCACTTTTCGGGTTGTAAGCGATGAAGTCCGGCCACAGGAGCATCAGCTCGCGTTCGTTGAATTTTTCACGGTATGCAATGGCTTCAGCCATCGTGTTACAGCCATGACAGGAGGCATACACAAACGCGCGCAGTTTACCTGCAATCACGCACAGGGATTTTGTCACCGCCTCCGTGTCCAGCCCCGGCGCGGCCAGAATACGCGGACGGTATCCGATGCTTTCATCCTGCTCTGCAACAAGCAGCGCATACATCCCCGTATAGCTGCCGTCGGATTCAGAACCACCGATAACCAGTTGATCCTGTGTTTTTCCGTCTTCTTCTTTGTGTTCAGCCACGCGAACGACGATCACCTTTGTGCTCACCTGGTCTGCAATGGGTTTCAGCGCACGGTACAGCGTCCCCGTTGTCCCGCATTTTCCCAGCACGTCATTGACGCGGGTCACTAATGCAGGCTTGTTCAGCGGGAACAGCTTCGCGTCCGCATCGTCCGCCGTTGCCACGATACCGATAACGCTGGAATCAACGTCGTTAATTGCTGTTACCAGGTCGGTACTTTCCGTAACGCGGGCGCCATGAAAGCGAGTTTCACTCATAGTTCCAGCCCCTTGTATCCGTTAAATGATTCGGCAACAATCATCACCCACCACGCGCGTAATCTCATCCCTGCGCCGTTCTTGCCGCCCGGCGACAACAAAAAGCAGTAACCCCGCCCGCACACACATGCGACCATGCTGCACAGGGAGGGAGCCGATGATTGACACCACCATGCAACTGTTCAACCAGAGTACTGACCCCGTGAAGATGCCTGATTTTGATATTCTCGCGGAGGGGAAAACGCTGTCCGGTGTGACAGAACGCCTGATGAGCCTGTCACTGACCGACAACCGGGGATTTGAAGCAGACCAGCTAACCATCACGCTGGATGATGCTGATGGTCAGTTGCAGTTGCCGCCACGGGGCGCTCGCCTGACGGTTCTCATTGGCTGGAAAGGCGAACCGCTGACAGAAAAAGGCACTTACATTGTTGATGAAATTGCTCATGAAGGACCGCCCGACAGACTGACCATTTCAGCCAGAAGCGCAGATTTTCGGGATGAATTTAACGTCAAGCGCGAAGTATCCTGGCATGATGTGACCGTTGAACGCGTGGTGTCTGCAATTGCTCACCGATACGGCCTGAAACCGCAAATCAGCGAAATGCTGATGGATATTGAAATCGACCACGCTGACCAGACCGAAGAAAGCGACATGTCCTTCCTTACACGCATGGCGGAAATGCTGGGCGCAATCACCACGGTAAAAAGCGGTAATCTGTTATTCATCATGCCAGGTGGTGGCGTGAACGCGCAGGGAAAACCATTACCATCGTTTGCCATCACACGCAGCAGCGGCGATCGCCATCAGTTTCGCATTGCTGACCGCGAGGCGTATACGGGGGTACGCGCTTACTGGCTTGATCTTAATTACGGGAAAAAGAAAAAAGTCAGCGTGAAACGCCGCAAACCGCCAAAACCCAAAAAGGAGAAAAGCAGCAGCCGTGAAGGTGACTATATGGAAGGTGCGGAAGGCAACGTGTTTGTGTTACGCAAGACTTATCAGAACGAGCAGGCAGCAAGACGCGCAGCGGCGGCAAAGTGGCAGCAGCTACAACGCGGAGCCGCATCATTCTCCATCACGCTGGCGCGTGGACGCGCAGAACTCTACCCCGAAATGCATGGCACGGTAACAGGATTTAAAAGCGAGATTGATAATCAGGACTGGATTATTGCAAAAGCCGAGCACTCCATTGATAACAGCGGCTTTACCACGCAGCTTGAGCTTGAGGCAAAAATCCAGGAATGGATAGCAGAAACAGAGTGAGCAACTTAGAATAGCGGCAGCACCACGTTAAGGGAGGTCGCTATGTTCCGTTGTCCGCTTTGTGGCGCATCTGCCCGAATCCGCACCAGTCGTTCGGAAAATGATTCAGATACCGTACGGAAAAAATATTACCAGTGTAACAACCTGGAATGCGGCGTATGCTTCTCAACACTGGAGGCTTTCCATAAATTCACATCGAAACACGCCCCCGGCGTTCACTCTTCAGAGGGCATCCCGTGGAATGAGCTACCAGCTTCGCACAGGGGAAACAACCAGATGAGTTTGCCATTACCTCAGAATTAACAGGCTGAATTGCCGGAGTAACAAAAAAGCGATAGATTACGCGCGGGTGCCTTTCGGCTGATGGCTGGAGGGAATACCCGAAGGCCGGATGTGGAAAGGCCCCGGAAAACATCTCTGTTTAACCGAGGCCCTGACCATCTAACCTTAGCAAGTGATAGGTTAGCGCCTCCCCAAAAAAGGAGCAAGCGCTATGTCGCAAAAATCGCTTATGGCCATCACGTTCTGCGTGACGGTAATCCTCATCATCTGGATGCTGCACGGTTCGCTGTGTGAAATACGGATGAGCTTCTGGGGAGCGGAGTTTGCGGCGTTCTTACAGTGTAAGCAGTAAGGAAACCGCGACGGGGGAGCAATCCCCCGTCAATCGGTTGCTAAGGCTGGCCGAAGTGGCACCCTATCCCATGGACACAAACAAGAAAACCCGCAGCGTAAAAACTGCGGGTTTTCTTTTGGAGCTCTCACTTAGCTAAGGTACCGTTAACAACACACATAATGCTCGCAAAACAAACCAGTTAAAAGTGATTACTCAGCATTCTCCTGCTTCCATTGCCGGATCATTTCATCCGTAACATCACTCTCATAACATACCACGTCATACCCTCCAGTACGGCTATATGCACTGCGTCTACCACATCTACTACCATTCCTTGCATGATTATAAGGACACGCACAATTGCCTGGATACGATTCAATGGATTCTTTAATTATTTCTTTCTTGATCTGAGCATCAGACTTTCCTGTTGCTGCATACCCACTAAAAGATACCAAACAAAAACAGATTGCCATTAATAAACCACATCGCATACCGATACACTCTATTACTAACCAATCATAACCCACATCATAAAATCGAGATGTGGAGTACAACACCTTTAACAAGAAGGTGTCATAACGATAATATGCCGTGCAATTCATCAAAAAAAAGATCTATATCAAAGAGATAGAGCTCTTATCAGTGCTGCAGACATCGGCATTCGAGGCAGCAGAAAAACAGTAAATCTGACGAATTTGCCTTTTCTCAGGATGTTGTCAGATTAAAAAAGACAGATTAGCGCAGGTACCTTTTGGTGGATGGCAGGAGGAAAAATGAAGTCGAGTGGAAAAATCCCAGAAAAATTTTTGTTTAACCGAGGTCCTAGTTCACTATGCGAAATACGGAGGAGCTGCAGGAGAATTCGGCTTCATCCTTAGAGTTTAAACAGCACGTGCACTACTATTGTTTCTGCATATCGC